AAACTTTCAAGCAAACACTGAGCAGTGTTAACTAGTTTATTAACAATGTCTGAAAGAGCGTTAAAAAGCAGATCCTCTAAGTTTTTTAGAATTCTAATGAAGAGACATGAAATTAGACTAAGTGTTTTCTTAGTGGCTTCATTAACAAGAAATCTTGTAGATAACGGTGCGTTTCCAGATAGAGTAAAGATTGCTCCGTTTACTTTTCTCATTACAAATCTTCTTATTTCTTGAACCAACCAAGAAACCCAACGAGCAATCTTTTTAGAAGCCTCAGCGACTAATTCACTAACTTCTGTTTGAGCGTCGTTAAAGAAATTTTGAGATGTCTGCAGAAAACTATCTTCACCTGTTAATTCAGTTTTTAAACTTTCTAAGTCTTTGATTAAGTTTGTAATCTCTGAATTAATTGCATCAGTGTTTATTTTTTTACATGCAGTTAAGAGATTTTCTTCCTTGTTATCTCTATCCTGCTTTTCATCCTCTGCGTTTGGTTCTGGTGTAGTAGGACGTTCATTTGCGAGTCCTGAACTACCAGGTTTGATTTGTCTTGTGGGAACGATTGCACCAGGCAAGTTACCACTAGAGGGACTTCCCTCTGGCGCTACTAGTGGTAAACCAGTTGGAACTGTTGCAAGAGTATTGACAATCCACCAATTACCACCAGAATCTTGCTCTAATACAACGTAAGAATTGGGAGAAAGGATAGGTTCAAATCCAAAAGAAGTAGAACCAACGGGATTGCTGATACTGCGAATCTGCGCCATGGGCAGTTCTGCCGCAGGCGTTTCGGGACGGGTTTTCCCGAAGATTCTTACTTTGTATCTTTCAGATACTAATTCAGGATTGTTACGAGGCGCACTATACTTTGTCTTGTTAACAGTTTCATCACGAAATCTGCTAACAATCTGCCCATATATTGGTTGATAAGGTATTTGTTCTATCCTTGTTGGCATTTATTTAATCGTCGTAAATAAGACACTCTGGTTCAGATGGGTTCTGATCGCAAAAGAGTTCTAGGTATGTTGGATCGTGATGATCGCCTGCTTCAATTTCTTTCTTGTGATGCTCAGCATATTCCTCCAACTCATGCAATTCGCCTTCGATGTGACGACGTTGTTGAGGGGAGACGGTTGGATCTTGAAGGATTTCCTTATCCTTCTCGATGTGTTGTTCGATACTATCCATTGGTTTTGGCTCCGTATGAATCTCTAACTAGATGTAATCCAGTATAGGTTTTTGATTTATTACCAAAGTGACAGAGATCTGCTATCATATATAGCCCACTATTTCTGTCCCTACTTGATAAAGTTGTTTTAGAGTCAGATAACTCTCTAAATTCGCAATATATCACATCACCAGCATGTAAACTAAAGTCTCCAGGAATGATGATTTGAAGAGAAAAATTCATCTTCTGTCGATAGTTTTGTATCGCTTGTTGAGTTATCTCATCAACATCATACTTCTGCTCTGTAGTTTTTTCAACCTGTGTCTGCAAACTATCACCACTGATGACAGTTTGTCCTTTCGCTTTGGTTTGAGGAATCTTTCTCGTTACAGTTCCAGTATACTCTCCAATATTAGGTAAATTTTTACCTGCTAAAATTCTATTACCTTCAGAGTCAACAACAGACTCATTAGTATCATTCCAAGTTTGTTCAACCAAGTCCATAGTTTCTAGTTTAGAACCATATGCACCAGACTTAAATTGTGAAATTAAATCAATAGAACGATTGAATGTTGAATGAACAATCTTATCGTCAAATCCAGGTGGTAGATAATCATCACCTCTGAACATCTCAATAAAGTTTTTGACACGCTGATTGTTACTGTCTCTAAATCCTAAGTAACTACCTGTTGTTTTGAATATGGTATCTAAAGACTTAAAGTGAAATCCCTCTGAAGTTTGCCAGAATAAGTATCCTGCCATGGTGTTTCTCTCACCACTTTGATTTGTTGTCTCATTGGGAACACTTAACATCTGAAGTTCTGTAGCATACTCTGATGCAGGAACACCATATCCACGTACAGAAACATTATTTCTAGACAAATCAATGGCATAAAACTCTTTTTCAGATTTCAAATGCTTTTCAACTACATCTCTAATAATGTCTGATGTTCTACCAGTGTACAAATCATAGCAATAGTTATCCACATCTAAGTCGGTTATTGCTTCGGGAGAGAAGCATGTAATCGTAAATGATGTGCTTTTGAACGTTTCGTTAATATTATCAACCTTAACTAATCTAAGACTATCCTCATCATCCAATCTAATTTTATTACCCTTTGCATCAGTCAGTGACAAATATACTTTCTCACCACCTTGCATCTTGATTGCTTCCAAGATGCCAACTCCTCTACCGTCTGTGACAATAGTTCTACCCGTATCTACGATAGCAGCAGACACCATAACATAATGAGAGAAGACACTCTCTCTATACTCTAACAAAGGAGTTCCAGCACGAACATCCACAGATGTGTCGTTCTCGTTGGAAACAATTTCAAATTGATTATATGTTAGGGATTCGTTGGACATTTATTTTTTTAACTATTTAACTAAGTGAGAACGACTTCCTTTTGATAGAGGATTGTATTCCTCTCAATAATTTGCATTCCATATGCATTAGTATACGTTGTGCCTTGTTGTAAGTCAGTAGAGGGACGCATATTCACAGGCAAGAATGATTGATTGCCTACATTTGAAAACTCTGGATCAACCAGAGGAACTAAGTTCTTGATGTAATCTGGATATTCTTGAGTGCTATCTGGGAGAAGGAAATCAAGACTTGTATGAGCGTAAGTGCCACTACCAACTCTTTTTCTTATCATAGGATCTGCAAATTCTGCTGCAGTTGCCATTCTTCCAAGAATTTGTCCTGCAGTTACCATGTCACCTACTTTAACTTTAATCTCTCCATCAGGGAAGTGTGCATACAGTCCATCGAAGAAAGTTCCTGGTTTCTTGGGATCTTCACTTCTAATCACAACAAAATTACCATACCCACTTCCTTTTCTACGATCTCCACCTCTTCCGTTTGGATTATACTGGTGTCCAATTTCAACAACCTCTCCAGGGAAGACTGCTTTATTATTGCCACCTTCAGGAGTAAAATCAACTCCAGGTTGTTCAGGATCTAATTGAACACCTGATGCTGCACCAGTTCTGGGTGCAAATGTTCTAGGTTGTGCTCGTTCATAGGCATCTCTGAAATATTCTTGTAACTTCGTCTCCGTTATCTTTGAATTCTTGATAATATTTTGATTGATTATATTCTGAGTTTTTTCTAAAGCAAAGAGAAGTTTCTTTTTCAGATATTTGTATATTGGTTTGCCTGGGATATTAAGGTTTTTCTCCATATCTGAAGCAAGTGCCATTGCAGCATCATTGGCAAGTCCACCTTGAGGGGATTGTCCGATTAACATTCCAATGATATTGCTGAACAATCCACTAAAGAATTTATTTGTATTGTCATCGTTGCCACTAATGACATCTGCACTATCAATAATGTTTTTATATCCTTTAAGTCCATAAAATTCTTCAACATTGATATCTTCAGATACGATATTTTTAGACTTAAAGATAGAAACCCTTCTGGTGGGCACCACTTTTTGTCGTAAATCTCCTCTGGCACCTGTTTCTCTTCTAAACCCTCTAGTTACTCTGGTTACATCTTTTCCGCCTCTAGTAACTTGTCCACCACTTTGTTTGGTAGCAATTTCAGGTTCGGCAGGAGTTTGTTTTCCTGTGAAGAATGCATCATAAAGAAGTGCTCCAATCTCACCACCTACCATACCACCAAGGATAGCACCAATAGGACCGCCAACTACTGTGCCAATACCACCCACAAGAGTAGCACCGATACCCCTAAATGCTGCTTTACCGACAGGATCTCCTGTCGCCCATGAGATTGCAAACTCAATAAGTCCGCCGATGATGGGCAATCTAGACACAAATGGTTTGATTACTCTAGCTGCTGCCCTCGGACCAATCGATTTAACGGCTTCTGCACCAAATCTTCTGGTAGCAGCTCTTTGACCGTACCTCTGAAGGTATCTTTGTGCTGCACCACGGGAAGTTGTACCACTAGGTTGCATTCTTCTAGGGCGTCCTGCTGAGAATGCTTCATCAACTCCACGAATACGGGTTTGTGGAGCACGAACTCCACCACCAACGCGAGTGCGAGGACGAGTGCTCAGTGCAATTGTCGCTGCTATGATAGCACCGTTAAGAACCTTATTTAAGAGTCCAGAAAACTCAGTGAACTTCGCTTCTGCATCATCTCCACCAATACTCTTTACTGCATTTTGAACAGCATCATATGCAGCGTATCCTCTTTCTACAAATGTTATCGCAGCATTACCTATAGATGTTACGAATCCTGCGATGCCATTAATGACTGTTTCAATAACTGGAAGAGCTCCTTGAATAGAAGTAGCATACTTTCCAAACTTATCAACTAAAAATCCAAGTGCAGTAAATCCTAAAAATCTTATAATCTTGTCAAGTAAACTTTGTCCAGGAAGATTTACACTCTCACCTTTTGTCTCTTTCTTAGTAGATTTTTCTAAATCAACCTCTGCCTTTTTTCTTTTTTCGTTTTCTTTTTCAATTTTCTCTTTTTTATTAAGAGTTTTTGTTACATCAAGTCTCTTTTTAAATACTTGAGCAAGAGTAGTAACCTTCTCTTTGATTAATTTTACTTCAGGTTCAACACTAGTCTTAGTAATTGCTTGCGAAGACTGTAATGCTAAAGCGCCACCACGAGGTGTCTCAAACTTAATTTGAGAGAACTTGGCAACAATAGCGCCACCTTTATCTGTGCTTCCTGGTAAAAGTTTATTGGTATCTAACATCTTATGCTCCTACCAAATCTTGAATTCCAAGAGCAGAAATTACTTTATTTCTTCCAGGAGACTTTGCAATGATATTGAATGTTGGGATGTCATCTGTCTCCTTCTCTTGCCTTCCATCATCTCTGGGTTGAATAGTTGTTTTCTGAGGAAGAACAATCATTTGTGTCTGAGAACTGATTACTGGAGTTCCTACAGGGGCAATCGAGGACTGAGGACCTAGTTGCACTCCACGCATGTTCATAGAACCGCTGAAGCGTCCAGGCATTATTTCCTCAAGCATTTCACGCTGCCTTTTGCCATAATCTTTAAGTGTCTGTACATTCTTCCCAAAATCACGGAATGCATCTCTAATTAAATTGTCATTTGTATTGGCGTCAACTAAAGCATCAGCACCCCTACCACCAAAAGTAGGAACAAACTGTTTGTTGGGATTGAACTTTTCAAATCTACGCTTCTCTGTATCAGAATATCCTGCGGACATTCCTCTACTATCTACAGGATACATTGGTTCGCCAATGTTCATTCCTAAGAACTTTCTCTGATATCCAGCTGTTGCTCCTCTCCTACCTTGACTATCCATTTGAGTGGCAGGACTTGTGATAGGTGCCATCACTGTCCCAGTTCCAGGAAGGAAACTAAATGCGTTAACAAAATCACCAACCATTCCACCTTGATTCATGAATTGAATGTTAGCAGCTCTGCCAGGTATTCCACTCTTTCCAGTGGACTTAATCAAATTCATGAAGAAGTTGCTGCCATACTTATTGACAGTCTCTACAGGCATAACCATCTCACCTGGTTGAGCAGCAATCAACTGAGTATCTGCACCAGCACCAGTGATTGTTTCTCCACTATTAGCAGTGATTTTAGCACCTTGACTTGCGGTAGGAATTCCACGTCTTCTACCTCTGAATCGTGGAATCATTCCTCCCTCAGAGAAAGCACCAAGTCCACCAGACTGATCTGCAAATGAAGTAGGAGCACCAGATGTCTCTGCCTCTTCTCTAGTCAATCCAGTGGGTTCTTCAGGAACGCCACCATCGGAAAGAATTTTCCCTATTGCAAGAGTGCCACCAACTACAGCAAGACTTGCAAGAGGATTTAATCTTATTAGGTTAACTAGTTTAGGAATCAGTGTTCGGATTGTTCTGATTGTACCACGAATAAATCCGCCAAGAGGAGTGAGGAATAATAAAGCAGCAGCAGATAAGGAAGGCCACCAGTCTTGTAAGAATCTACCCAGTGTCTCAACCTTACTCTGATTCTCTGGATTAGTCCACCACTTGTAAAACTTATCAAATACAAATCCAAGTGCAGTGAATCCTAAGAACCTTAAAATTTTATCCAGAATACCTGTGAACGGAGCAAGTGCTTTCTTCGCTGAATCTTTTATTGCTTTTTTCGCACCATCTCCAGATTCTAATTTATCCTCTCTCGTCCTTCTTCTTAAATTTTGTGCAGTGATTGCTGCTTTCTTTGATTGTTCCTCTTCAAGTTTAAACTGTGCTCTTACAGAATCAAGCAAATCATCTAACTTACTTCCAATATCAGATACTTCAGTTTTTAACTCTGAACTGCCCTCTTCAGCACCTGGTGGTAATGCAGGATCTACTCTACCAGGTAAAAGTCTTCGTGCTGAAATAGGACTTGGTGCTTCCCCGACAGGTTCTGTAAGGTTTATTCTCTTCTTCTTTAACTTAAATCTACCTACTTTACTCTTTACTCTTTTGAATTCATCAGTGACAAGTTCGGATTCCTCCGTAGCCATTTGACTGCCAGTCATTCTGGCAGCGGCAACTTTCTCTCTTAGCAGAGACTTATATGTGTCATAATCAATATCAAAAACATCATCTAATCCTAAGAGTCTCAGTATTCTTTCATCTACTTCCTCTTCATCAACAAGATCTGTGCCCTGGGTTCCTTCATACAACGATAGAGCAGATTCCTTTTTGGACTCTGCCCTGATGCTTGCTAATAGATCTTCGAGTTCCAGTTCATCCATTCTGCTGTTGTTGCATCTTTTGCCTTTGTTTTTCGTCCTCTAAGTGAGATCTCAAGAGTTCAACATAAATGTCTCTCTCCCATGGCATCATATTTTCAATTTCTGTTAATGAGTATTTATGATACTGCATCAAAGAAAAATTTAAAGTGAAATAACTCTCCAAACTCATATGGGAGAGTGCTATGCGAAAAAACTTGCTAATCCCTCCAGAAGAACAGTGCTTTCTACTCCAGTCTTAGGATTAGTCACTGTTACTTCATGAGATAGTTTTGGCATAGTCTCAAAGAATTTTTCAATTTCTTTAAACTGAGCAGAGTTCATTTGCTCAAGAAATTCAATCATCTCCTTCTTAGTACAATCCTCTCCTGCCCAAACCTCATCGGCATTGTAGATTTTGTCAATACATGTCGAAATGAGTTCAAATGACTGATCTACACCAGCAGCATTGTTAAAGTCAAAATTGTTCTTGATGAACTGATCGAGAGAGGGATACTTCAATTGCATTACTAAATGCTCATCCAACTGAATGTTGGTAGTATGTTCATCACTCTTTACAACTTCAATTTCATCAATTGGAATTGTGGTGGGAACATATGTTTCACCATCATCAGGACAAAGAATATTAACTTCAACCTCTTCACCTACAGACTTTCCACGAATGTTGAGGAACAAATATTCAATATCAAAAGTAGGGAGTGCCTCTACTTTAATTCCTCTTGATTGAATACACGCTTTGATTACGTTTTTAATCGCAGTAGTAATCTGCTTTGTATCCTCAGATTCCAGCGCCAACACTAGAAGTTTTTCTTCTTTAACTAAAAACGGACGGTATTTTACTGTCTTTCCTGTAGATGGTAATTCCAACTCATATGTCGGCGTAGCAATTTTTGGTAAAGGCATGATATCCTAATAAAAATTTCAGTATGACTATTTATTATGCTATTGGAGGATTAAATACACTAAAATTGGACGTATCAGAATTAATTCGTCTCAATTCATCTACAGTTCCTGCACCTGTCTGTCCAAGAATTCTTTCACCAGCAGCAGGTCCTCTTGCAACTCCAGGATCGATTCTATTCTGGAATCTAATATTTCTTTGAATAATAGATTCTTCTGGCGGTGAAATTAGATATCTAGAGTATGTAAACGATACTGTGCATTTTAATATTTGAGATGCCTCATATGAAATGGGCATTGAATTAATACTAATTGGAAATGCTTTGTGCATAGCATATTGCAAATATTTTTCTCCCGAACCATCAACGGCAGCAATATCTTTCTCAAACTTATTGATATAAATTGTACTTTGATACTGCTCAGGAAAATTCATTCTATATGAATAATTACTTTTGTCTTCTGAAATTGAGTCAGTTCTATCATCTCGCGTTCTTTGCTCATTTGCAATGAATGCCATCCAGTTTTCAAAAAAGTTGATGATTTGATAATCGTGATCTACATAAAATGTAAATTGTGCTCTATCATCATATTGTCTTCTATATGCATGTCTTTCAGTTACACCTGCAAAGTCATTTGTTATTTCATGAGTTGCAAAAGTAGAACCTGGAAGACTTGCTTCAGCACAATTTAACCCAAGAAAATCTTCTTGTCCAACATATGCCTTTCCCAATCCCGCTGCCTGTCTACTTTCCATCCAATTTGAGACAGAGGGAGGTGGTTGAAAGTAACACTGAAAATTTGATGTAGTTGCTGGACGCAGGATATTTGCCTTTAATTCAGCTAAACCCCTAGGTCTTGGTACTGGTGGTGTGGGCATCCCAACTATAAATATTTTACCGGTATATTATGTAGTCAACTAAATGGCAGAAAGTTTAAAAAGTAAGTATAAACCATCCTTCCCTAGAAAATACCAGGGAGATGCGAATAATATTGTCTGCCGCAGTAGTTGGGAGAGAAGATTTTGCAAGTGGTGTGATACTAATCCAAATATTCTGAGGTGGGCAAGTGAAGAATTTTCAATTCCATATGTCTCTCCAGTTGACAATAGGGTTCATCGCTATTACCCAGACTTTCTTATAGAAGTAAAAGAAAGAAACGGTAAAGTAAAAAAGTATGTGGTTGAAGTAAAACCAAAAAGACAGACACAACCACCTAAGAAAGGAAAACGTGTTACAAAATCTTTTATCTATGAAACTAAAACTTATGCTGTGAATCAAGCAAAATGGAAAGCAGCATCTGAATTTTGTCTTGACAATGGCGTTGAATTTAAGATTATAACCGAAGATGAGTTAGGTATCAAGTAATGGCAAGACGCGCCGCCAGACGAAGAAGAAGTGGACCTTCTTATGAAGAGGTAAAGGCACAGATTAATGCCAGGGAGGAGGAAAAGAAAAGACGGAGTATAGAAAATTATCAATATCAAGAATTAGTTGGCGATAATAGAATCGCCTCATCTAAACAGGATATTCAAAATACTGTAGATCCTGAAGAGAAGATGCTTAAGATAATGGACTTACTAACAGAAGTTCAACCAGTACCTGATGTTGGTGATTATTATACCTTTATATACAATGCTAAAACAAAGGGGTTAAAGTACGATCAACATCCATTAATCGCATGTGTTGATGTTCAGGGATGGGGATTCAAAGGACTCAACTTTCATTGGGGAACTGTTAGAAATTACACTTGGGGAGAACTCCCAGGACAAATGCATCTTGTAAGAAATAGTGAGATAAATGATTTGCGTGATATAAATTATGCTTTTTATAAAACAGTACTATAAATAGATAAAAAAGTTCTGGCTCATGCCTCTAGTAATAGTAGACACAAATAGAACCCAATATAGCACTAGTGGAGGAAAACGCATATATCTGCAAACATCCACAACAGTGGAGGTGGATGCTAATGGCAAGTATGTGCCTGGAACCACTGTGACAACTCTTGAGGAAGTTCAAAGAAGTCCTATAGGACTATTAGGTAGTCCTACAAAATTAGCAACTAGGGAGAATGGTAAGTGGACTTTTGAAAACAAGGCTACTGTAGATTTGCAGCAGACTCTCAGCAACCCTAATTCAATGATGAACATTGGATTGAGAGATACAATTGCAAAAAAACTTCAACAGAAAGATAATTCTGTAAACGAAGATGGAACTCTGAACACGGGAGCAAATGGAACTGCAGAGTCACTGGCTGCATATGGTGCAACAAGTGTTCTTGCATCCGAAAATCAAGGAGTTGTGCCTGAAGTCAACGAGGACGGTAGCGTACCAATTCAAGCTGCTACACCTAGAGATAATGTAACCAATGATGGTATTCCCGCCAATGATAAACTTACGAGAACAGATTATCTAAATGGAGGTGAACCTTTAGTTTATCCTTTAGATTTGAGAACTAATAAGTCCGATAGAATTAAATTTTCTATGAAGACTTCTGAAGGTGCCATAATTCAATCTGGATTGGGAAGAAATCAAATAGACAGAAGACAAGGTGCAACAATTAAAGGTTCAGTGACACTACCTACCCCAGGTAAAATCGTAGATAATAACAGTGTTAATTTCAACGAAGGGAAACTAAATGCGTTTCAATCCTTTCTTGTAGCAGAATCTCTCACTTTGATGGGGGATGATAATCCTGGAGAAGCAGCAGCGAATGCAATCACTGCGGCGACTGAGGCGTTTCGGGGAAATACTGCTTACGGTGATGCATTAAAAGTGTATCTTGCTCAACAGGCAACCAGCACTCAAGGACTTCTCTCCAGAGCAACGGGTGCTATTCTGAACCCCAATCTGGAATTACTTTTCAATGCTCCAGAACTACGTGATTTTTCTTATGTATTCAGAATGTCTGCAAGATCTGGACCTGAAGCACAAGAAGTCAAAAAAATCATTCGTTTCTTTAAACAAGGAATGACTGTAAAGGCAACAGCAGATGCAACATTCTTAAAATCACCTAATGTCTTTGATATTAAATATCAATTCTTTGATGCGAATGGCACATTAAGAGACAATCACCCATCTATTGGACGAGTCAAAACTTGTGCTCTTACTAACTGTTCGGTTGATTATACTCCTGATGGAAGTTATATGACTTATAGTGATGATGATAGAACAATGACTTCATATCAAGTGACACTTACATTCAAGGAACTCACTCCTATCATTGAATCTCAATATTTCGAGGATGGACTTATGGATTCAACCTCTCTCAACGCTGTAGGATTCTAAAATGCCAAATTATTTCAGATACGTTCCAAAATTTGAATATGTAACTAGAGATGAGAAAGAGCAAGTCATCTCAGAGTATAAACCTGTAAAGAATTTGTTCAGTAGAGCAAAACTTAGAAATGATATTTTCAATGATTTAAGTTATTTCACCAAGTATCAAATCGTTGGTGAAGATCGTCCAGATAATGTAGCGAATAAAGTATATGGCGATGAATCTTTAGATTGGGTAGTTCTTCTTGCTAATAACATCTTGAACATATATGAGGAATGGCCTTTGACAAATGATGCTTTCAATGAGTATCTGACAAATAAGTATGGAACGCAAGATAATATTTTTGGAGTTCATCATTACGAATCTGTAGAGGTAAAAGATACTTCTGGCAATATCATCGTGCCTCAAGGATTAGAGGTTCCTCAAAATTATTCGATTGAATTTTATGATGAGGTGACTGAGTTAATGGATAAGCGAGTTAATATTGCTACAGCAGTGACAAACTATGATTATGAACTTAAGAAAGAGAATGAAAAGAGAAACATCTATGTCTTAAAACGTGAGTATCTAAATGTCGTACTCAACGATATGGAAGAAACTCTAGAATACAAAAAAGGTTCTACTCAGTATGTGAGCA